GGTCGCTGGGGGTCGGTCCGCAGTGATCGAGGATACTCTTACACTCGACAAGATACTGAAAGACTTTTATATCCCATCTGATGCAAGATCAGTGAAAGATTTGTTCACTACATCCAAAAAGCGCCCGCGGCGTGGAGTTTTGTCTAACATACCACAAGACCAAGATGAAATGAGGATTCGCAAGCTGTTAGAAAGAGTCCGAAAGTTAAGGATAATGACAAAGAAGCTGGTGGAGGTGGACTAGGTTATGGCCGAAAAGTGGATCCAAAAGGCCATAAAACACCCAGGGGCGCTCCGTGCCACCGCCAAGCGGATGGGTCTTATAAAGGGTGACGAGCCACTGAGCCAGTCGGACCTGCAGACACTAGCAGCCCACGCTAAAGAGACCCACAACACTACGTTGCTCCGCCGAGTTAGGCTAGCGCAGACCCTACGTAGGCTACGTGGCAGGCGGTAAGCGGTCGAGTAAGACGGAAACGGAGGCCATTATGGCTGTAAAGCCGGAAGATCTTGCGAAGGCTAGAGCTGGTTATGTCGAAATAACAGGCGGGCCGCTTTGTGGTAACTGCGAATATGCTGATAAGAAGGAAAGGGTTTGTGTAAAGTTCGGTTTTGGTATAAGTTTGCGGGATGGTTGTTGCGATTATTGGGAATCTGCCGTAAAGGGTGCACGTGATTGGAGAAAAGAGCTTGCTGAGAAGTCTGGCGGTACAGTCCGGGTTGAAAAGTTCCAAGCAGTAATACCGAACCCTGGAGGGCCATTCGCAAAATATATAGAAGAGGGAGGTAAAGAATAATGCCTCGATACCCTGTAACACTTCGTGGTGCTGCCGCCGCCGACATGGCGGGAGAAGAGGAGATGCTAGCTGAGCAGCCGTCCATGGCGGTGGACTCTGCCACCCAGATGGTCCAGGACCTCTCCGAGGCCATTGACGCATTGCTGGGTGTGTTGACGATGGTACAGGACGCCGGTGTGCTCCCGGACGACGCAGCGGCAGCCCTAGACGACCTGGTTGCCGCTGCTGAGAGGGCCAGTGCTGCCCTTGACGCTGCCCTGCGTGGTGGGGCCGCGGAAGCGCCCATGATGGGCGGAGAGGAGGAGCACAGTCCAGCCAGGCCAGTTTTGAAGGTCCCCATGCGTGCTGGGGGCGGTGGCGCGGAACGTATTGTAGTTAGCCGTGCCCGCACACCAAACTATGGCTTAGAAGAGGTGTAATACAAACGGCCCCGACGTGCAGCTCGAACCCATTAGTGGGCAAAGGGCCAAGCGGGGGCTAAAAACAAGGAGGGAGCCATGAGTGAGGAGCTTTTCTCCTCCGGCTACGGCGAACCCTCGGGCTCCGGTAGTGTCGAGGAACCCACTGGGTCAACCGGCTACGGGGACGAGGCGAGTGCTGGAACGTGGGAGGAGGGAGCAGCTGGGGAGACCGGGGCGGAGGAACCCGTCTATGAAATAGACGGCAAGCAATACACCGCCTCCGAGCTGCGCGAACTGATCAAGGGGGGCATGCTTGAGCGGGACTACCGTATCAAGACTGCCCAACTTGCAGAGGAGCGCAGGCAGCTCGAACAGCTTCGCCAGGCCGCCGAAGCTTGGCAAGCCTTGCAGCAGTACCCTGAGCTCGTGGAAACGCTCAGGCAGAAGGTCATCGAAATCCTGCAGGGGGGTAACCCCCAGCAGGGTGGCCCACAGGCGCAGGCTATGCAGGGCGCCGTGCAAGGCCAGCAGGGCGAAACCGACCCACTGGCCCGAGAGCTTGCCCAGCTACGTTACCAGCTAGCCGCCCTGCAGGCAGACTACGCCTCCCGCGTACAGCAATACAACCAGTACCTTTGGCAGCAGTACTATGCGCAGCGTGAAGCCTATGCACGCTCGCAGCTGCCTGAGCTGCAGAAGAAGTACCCAATGCTGTATGACGAGGAGGTCATTGAGGCTTTCAAGATCGACCCAGAGGCCGATCTTGAAGCTCTAGCCAAGGCGTCCCACGAGCACTGGAACAGGTTCTACTCCGAGCGTGTCAAGGCGGATATTGCCAAGCGGCAAGAAAACGCTAAGGCACGCGTGGCAGCACCTACTGCACGGGGTGGAACCTCAGCCACACCTCGAAACACACCACAGAGTTTTGAGGAGGCTCGCAGGCTTGCCATAGAGCGATTGGCCCAGGCCGGTCTCTTCAGCAAAGGTTAATCACAAACCTGGGCGTCTCAGCGGCCTAGCTACTAAATCCTCATACGGAGGTGACTGTAAGCTATGGCGTTTGAGACTATGAGTACCCTGGACGGGATTCTGAAGGACTTCTACATTGGTCCCGTCCGTCGGGCATTCAACGCGGAGATTCCTCTTTACAACCGTGTAAAGAGGGACCGCGAAAACGTCCGCGGCCGTCAGGCCATTTTCCCCGTGCACACGGCATGGGCCGAGGGTGTAGGGGCCGTCAGCGAGACCGGTGACGTGCCCAGCGGCACCAACGAGACTGTGCTGCAGGCCATTGTGCCCATCCAGACCCTCGCCGGTGCTGTGGAGATCAGCTCCAAGGTCATTGAGGCCACCCAGTCCGACGTGGGTGCCTTCACCCAGGCTCTTGAGTTCAAGCTCCGCCAGGTGACCGACAACCTGAAGAAGGAGCTTGAGGCTCAGCTACAGGGTGACGGGACGGGCGCACTCGCCAGGATCACGGCAGTGAACGCCTCCGCCAACACCATCACCGTGGACAACCCGGGCACCCTGCGTGCTGGGATGACCCTACGGGCCGCCTCTGCCCGGACCGGTGGTACTGACAGGACCACTCCCTCCTTCGTCACTGTTCGGTCTGTGGACTACACGACCGGTGCAGTGGTGACGGTTGAGAGCCTGTCCGGTACCAACTGGGCGGTAAACGACTTCGTGTTCCGCGGCAACGCATCGGGGTACATTGGGCGCGGTATCAACATCATGGGCCTGCTAGGGATTGTGGACGACGGTACCTTCGTGTCCAACCTGTTCAACATCAACAGGGCCACCGTGGACATCTGGAGGGGCACCGTCCTTCACAACTCCGGCACCCCCCGTGACCTGACTCTGACCCTGCTGCAGGCCGCTGAGGACACCGTGTGGGTCCGGTCCGGTGCGCGTCCCACTGCGCTGTACAGCCACCTGGCCCAGCGCCAGCGGTACTTCGAGCTGTTGGTTGCCGACCGTCGGTTCATCAACGTGATGAAGTTCGACGGCGGTGCCGACTTCGACGCCTTGGAGTACAACGGTCGGCCCTGGTTTGTCAGCCGTGAGTGCCCCAAGGACGTCGTGTACCTGCTGGACGAGGAGAACCTGCGGTTCTTCATGCTGAAGGACATCGGGTGGGCTGACCGGGCTGGTATCCTGCTCCGCGTACCTGGCAAGCTCGTCTACCAGGCCACGCTGGAGATGCACGCCAACTTCGGTTCGTACCTGCCCGCTCGTAACGCGGTTATCCGTGACCTAACCGTTCCCAGCGGCTACTAATACTACTGGCTAGTATAGTAGCCGCCCTGTAGCTAGCTGCGCCGCCGGGTAGTCCCACCCTACCCGGCGGTGCCCCAACGCCGCCTACGGAGGCGGGGTACAAATATCCGAGATCTGATAACCGAGGTGATAAGCTATGCCTGTAACCTCTCGTAGCATTCATAGACTCGCACCGGTCGCGTACGAGTACCTAACCTTTAGTCTACCCGGTGCAACAACGGCCAACGCGGCCAACGCATTCAGGTTCCGTGTGACTCGTGACGCTATCCTGCACCAGGTGCAAGTCTCTGCCAGCGCCGTGTCCGGCACTTCCCCCACGCTCAACGCGGCTGTCAAGCGCGGTACTACTACCCTGCTCACCACCGCCAACCTGACCGCTGCCGGTATCGTAGCCACCAGCCCATCCAGCACGGTCGTCCTGCGTGCAGGTAACGATATCACCATTGACCTAAACGTGGGCGGGACAAGCCCCTCATTCAGCAATGTGAACGTCGTTGTGGTACTCCGTACGGGCGGCCCTGAGTACACTGGTGGAGTAGCTATCTAGAAAGGAGGGGAGTAATCGATGGGTGACCTAGTAGAGCGGGTAAAGCCGCTTGTAGTGGAAGCCGCTAAGGCAGCGGTAACCGCCGGTGTGGCTTACCTAGCGGCACACTGGTCCACAGTGAACCTGCCCGACGACGTGAAAGCTCTTGTTGCCCTCGTCGTAGTGGCACTGTGGAACCGGTTCGTAGTCAAGAAGGCCGCCTAAGTGTAGATGTTCGACCGGGCGCTGTCGTTCGTCCTCAAGTGGGAAGGTGGGTACTCCAACCACCCAGAAGATCCCGGCGGTGCCACCAACCTTGGTATAACCCAGAGCGTTTATAACTCGTGGAGGAGTTCCAAGGGGCTGCCTGTACAGGATGTGAGAAACATAACCAGAGAAGAGGCAGCCCAAATATACAAGGAACGCTACTGGGATCCACTAAAACTCGATGGGGCTAACCCAGCTTTTCAACTGGCCGCCTTCGACGCAGCCGTAAATCATGGTGTCGGGCAGGCCAAGGAGTTCATCACAGCGAGCAATGGGGACTGGCGTAAGCTCATTGCATTGCGAATCGAGTTTTACACAAAGCTACGCATATTCAACACCTTCGGGCGCGGTTGGATGCGTCGGGTGGCGGATTGTATTAATGAATGTATCGCCATTGACGCACAGCCGCGCCTTTTCGTTAATGACGTGTTCATCGGCGGTATTATAAAAATGTCGTACGTACAGGACAAGCTATACATACGGACACAGAAACCGGGGTAACCTCTATGCTAGGCCCAATCCTTGATATCGTAAAACTTTTCCTTGAAAGGGTTGTTCCAGATCCGAAGGAAAGGGCAGAGCTCGAAAAGCGCCTTTCAGATGATTTCGCGCGTTTCATGGAATCCACCCAACCAAAAGGTAGTGAGATTTACAGGTGGGCGGCTACGCTAATCGCTTTAGTGAGACCGATGCTTGCAGTTTTCGTCGTTATCACTCCAATAATCTGGACGAAACAGTGGGTGGAGTTTCTGGGAGTTCTTAAGGACGCCGGGATTTGGGGCGCGATAGCCCTATCTCCAGCATGGGTCTGGATACTCGGTAGAGATGGCGTTAGGATGATATTGGGTATAGTAGCTACTTTGAAGGGAACACCAATACCGAAGGAAGTACTGCCGCCAGGGTTACCATCAATGGGTAGTGGGAAAAATGGCGGAAACGATAAGTTCGAAAACCCATATGTAGATTCTTGGGGCAGGCCGATAAATCGCGACCCATAAGCCATGTCTGATTTTGATTACGAAGAGTACTTAGAAGATCGCTATTTAGCAAAGTGGGAGCGCCGCGATAGGGAGCTCCAAAAGCGAAAGCACGGCATGCGAATGGATGGTAAGGGAACACGCCTTTTGGGCACACTCTCAGTAAAAGATAAGCCTCGAAAAAGGAGGGAACAAAGTTGGCGGTAGCTTGGGATAGGGTTTGGGTCAGTATATGCTATGCACTAGTTTTACTAATACTGGCTTACGAGATATGGGCGCTTATTGACAACAAACCTACTACACCGCCAATAACGAACATTTTCGTGGCTGAAGTGCCGTGGTGGATCACACTACCATTTTTGTGGTGGCTCGCGGCACACTTTACTGTGGCTTACGCGAAAGTCCACAACTGGCCTTGGATACCAAAACTGCCCATCTAGGAGGAGCTAAACTATGCCCGTACCGCAGGAACTTAGAGATATGACCGACCGAGCGGCGGACGCATTTCGCCGGGCAGTAGAGCTGCTTTCGATGGTGAGACTAGAAGATTTTCTGCGCCGCCTAGGGTTGGGGCGGCCACAAACAAGTCCTGCTAGTTCTCGGCCTTCGCCCAGTCCAAGCCCAACGATAGCTCCTGTACTGCGGAGGCCGACCTGGGAAGAATACATCCGTCGCGTAACCAACCCAAACCCGTAAAACAACGCTAGAGGATAGTCATGATGTACCAGTTGCTACGCGAACTACGCGACTACGACCCGCAGTTGATACTTTGGAGGCATCCAATAGACCACGCATGGTACATTCTGAGGCAGCCAAATAAGTATGGTAGTGTACCAAAGGACGGATATAGCGATTGGGAAGTACTCGGTAGGCTAAGAAACGGTACGGTCGTACAGGTATACAGGCTTGAACATGAGCCAGGTATGTGGGTGTTGGATTGGCTGAAGGCCAGGGACACATGGTCTAGGCGGAGGGCAAAAGACATCCTACTCGACATTGATGCACGTAATGAACAGAAACTACGTGGCGTGCAAGAAGAGCCATATGAGGTTTTGAGGGCAGCTATAAAGGAAGACTGGAAACACATTCGTGATGAACTGAGAGGAGATACAATATTCCGAAAATGGACGGTGGCCTTCTAAGATGGGAGTTTGGCCGAGTATTGAAACAGGTTACGCACTAGCTGCGATCGCGCTGGCCGCTTTGGTGTACACAATAGTGGCTGTCACTAGATTTATGGCTAGCCAGTTGAGTACCATTGAAAAAATATCAACTACACTCGACAACCATCTAAGCGAAGTCGCCGATAGATTGGCTACCGTGGCAAGTGCGCTAAATGCCGTTGAAAGGCTTCTAAACCGTATTGATGACAATATAGCAAGACTAGAGAATAACATCCGGGGGTCATAAAGTTGGCCGTTACGCTCGCAGAGCTCAGACAAAGGGTACAAAGCAGGCTATCCGAACCGATCGCTGCAGGAAACTGGTTCACACCGGATACTGTGAACTACTATATCAATGACGCTATCAGGCATACATTTCTAAAAATAGTAGAAGCCAATCCAGATTGGTTCGGGTTGAGGAAATACAGTTTTACAACGACCGATGGGCAGGGAGAATACTCAATCCCCATCGATGCTTTTGAAATACGGTATGTTGCGCACGACGATGGGTTCAACCTTGATGTACCACGTAAGCTGGATGACTGGCAGCAACAGTACCGGTTCATGATAAGAAGTAGAGGCAAACCAATCGCATTTTACTGGACCACAGATTACAACGCCGACGATCCCGCCACACTGATCGGCTTTATCCCAATACCGGATTCTCAATACCAGATGCACGTTTGGTATGTCCCTAGGCCACGCAAGCTGGTGAACGACTCGGACACGTTAGATCTGCCTGATGAGGTGGCAGATATCATTGTACCATTGGCTACCGCGCTGGCACTAAAAAGCGACAAACAGCTAGCGCAACAGGAAGAGGCTGAATACCAGGCACGTCTCGTACAGTATTTGTCATTCGTGACCCGCGGTAAATCAGGCGGGCCAGTTTACGTAAACTACACATACCCATTATGGTAGCTAATGTCATAGAAGGAGGGAATACAGCATGTTCGTAGTGAAACTGTATAACCCATCTAACAGGGTTATCAACGCTATGTTCGACGGCACTCCATACACGATTGCTGCAAATGGAGTAACTAATGTGCCGGAAGATGCGGCTAACCATTTCGTGGCGTATTACAGTGCTTTGGGACTTCGTGTACTGAACGACGGTGATTCGGAAGTAGTGACAGCACACGACGCTGAAAATCCAGAAGAAGAGCCACGGGACGATGTGACATGCCCAGTCTGCGGAAAGGACTTTAGCGACAAGGAGCGGCCTACGGTCGCCTTGAAGCGGCACATGAAAGCGGCACACGAAGTCGGGGATACCAATGGAGATTCGACGGCCACAGACGTTTAGTGTATATTGCATCGAGAATCTACACAAGTTTGACGTTCCGGTTTTGGCAAACGATGTCGAATGCCCGTACTGTGGCTGCACTTTCGTGAGATTGGAGCAAGGGGAGTCAGTCACGGCGGTCGCTAGAACAGATTTAGCCAATGTCTATTTCACCGAGTCTCCGCCGTCTTGGCTCAACAATGTAGCCGAGAGGAGTGACAGATAATGGCACAAGGCCTACAAAGAGATCCACTCATCATAGCCAGTGGCGGACTACCGGGGCTGTTCGGAACGACGTTCTCGCCGATACCTGCGACTGAGGGCGATGTTGCGGCCCGCAGTAGGGCAATTGTCCCTCAGTTTGGTGGTGCGCCTGCGCAAATATTATCTACCCCAACGTTCAGACCAACAGCACAGGCGGTCCTGCCAACACCGTTGTTGCGAAGGCCTGAGGAGATTGGAAGAGCCGCATTTCGACCAATCCGTGAAGAAGCCCAGTTCCCCGCACTAAAGCCAGCTGAAACTATTGAAGAAATCGACAACAGGTTAAGTTCAATACTGCCAGTAGCAGAAATAGAACAAGCACCGCCACAACAGCCAATGCCAGGAGGATCTGGATCTATACTCGAACCTCCAACACCACCTACACCGCCGGTGGTGGAACTTGGAGCAGTCACTCCAGTAACACCGCCCCCACCACAGTTGATGCCTGAAGCAGCTATGCCGGTTGCACCGATTACGGCACCACCAGAACAGCCACCAGCTCCTCCAACTACCTCCTCTCCAGCGGAGTCCACGCCAGCACCACTGAGACCGGTGATTACACTCGCTGTATCACCGTCGCAGCCAACACCACCTCCACCACAGCCAGACAATCTTCTCATGCGAATACTACAGGCACTAACAGAACCCGGCGCAGGAATTGACCGGGACTATGGACCTAGCTTCGACCGGGGCTGGGGATATGAAGGTCCAGCAATCGCCACCGGCTCGTTTGGGTCCACAGGAGGTTACTCTACACCATCCTTTGAGGTTGGGGAACGTTTCTTCGGCGACTGGGGATTTGACACAAGATACTCCTAAGTAAGCCACAAAAACATGCCACTGCAAAACGAAATACTCCGCATTGCAAACTATCGTGGCCTGAATGTCAGGGCGTCTAAATTCATAATCCCGGATGGTGCCGCCCAAAGGCTAGTAAACTTCGTGTTTGACGAAGAGGGTGTACTTACCGTAATCGGCGGCCACCAAAGGTGGAATAGTACGTCCTTGGGGACAGGCAAAATACAGGGCGGTACTAGGTTCTACAGGGTTGGGGCATCTCCAGAACTGATCATCGCACATAACGGTAATCTCTACAAGGGGGACGACTCCACAAAGACATTCTCATTGATAAAATCCGGGCTAAACGCGACAAACTTAGTTGAAATGGTACCGTTTCGTAACCTGCTATTTATCGTAAATGGATCCGATAGGCCGCTCAAGTGGAATGGTTCACAAGTAACACTCATGGGCCTTGATCCCCCAGCAACTGCACCAACAGTGACTGACTCTGGCGCAGGTAACCTAAACGGTACCTACTCGTGGAAAGTCACATTCGTAAGCCCCACACACGAAAGCAATGGATCCCCAGCGTCTTCAACGTTAACAGTAACGAACAGGCAAGTAACATTATCGAATATACCCACATCGACTGACCCGCAGGTAACGAAAAGGCGTATTTACAGGACGCTGGCAGGG